GAACAACGTTCCTGATTGTTGACACACATCTTAAAACAAAACTTTGCAGCGGGGACAAGATCTCCCTTGCACCCCCCACGGTTGGGAATGCTCATGCATGTTAACCCAGCCTGCCTAGCGGGTGCGCACCATGAAGACCAATTGCAGAGCAATGACTCTCCAGCACGGTTCGAGCGCATCCACCCTAACAGCACGCACGCCCGCACCGCTTTGGTACAGGTCCAAGTCACCGCATCAGCCAGTGACCTGTTGATCATGTTTCCACACGACTTAAGTGCCCGCAACCGTGCCGCAAGCTACCGCACTAACTTTAACGCAGCCATACTCCATTACCGCAATTTGGCAGTCAATCCTTCGTACCGCCCCAAGTATAGGGATCTGCTGTACAAGTGGATGCTGAAGATTGCAGACCATTGCGATTGGAAGGCTGTGGTTAATTGTGACTGCATGCGTCACTTTAACACACTTCGGGACCATTTGGACCCGCGCGGATTGAGCACAATAGACGCAGTAACCTTAGATGACTTACATGAAGTACATTCTACAAACACTGCCCTAGTTGATGCTAGCATCCGCGAGTGCACCATTCACCACAACGCATTCATTCCCGGGGGGGGCACCAGAGTGACTCCTATTGATACAAAGAGCACTTTCCGCAAACTCGCGGAGGACTTCAAAGTGCCTGGCGTACCCGAGGACTACGTACCGAAACAAGGCGGCGACCATCCGCATGCAGCAGCCGCACGCCATTTAGGTGTAACGCATCTGAGAAAAGAACTTGGCAGGAACTTCACCCAGTACGACCTGTCAAAGTCCACGGCCGCCAGGGACAACAAGATTAATGGCACCCGCCCTCTACATTCGGCGAAGGATCTAGGCCATTCACGAATCAACACCGAACAAATCAAGCCGGACGACGTCATCACAATAATTGACACCGACGTGTATTTCAACAATCTGGATGCGTTCGAAGGTCACCCCATTGTCATTGTAACTCCTTTTTACGATAAACTTGCGGGACCGTTGACCGAAGCTTTCTATTGCTACAACAGTGACTGTTCAGTCACCGAAGTGGTAGGTGACGCACACGGGGGAAAACATAAGAAACAACACCCGTTTGATTTCACACGCAACGACGAGATCTGCATAGAAAACAGGTCTAAGACACGATTCACAATTTATCACGTCGTTGTTCATATGCAACCACATACTCACAAGCAATATGTGTTTCTGTGTCCAATGCAGACCGTTTTGCTTCCCCTTGCTCTAGTCGATCAAATGACTGAGTGGACCAAGGGCCACCGGTTTGTGTGCCAGCCACTGGCGAAAGCTGACAATGTCATCTTAGTCGAAGGCAAACCCGGATCACATGACTTCTTGGTCATGATGACCGGTACCACGCGTGTCCCGATGGTTTCCATTAAATATGCAACATCCTTCGGACCAGACACAAGTATTGAGATTAGAGCAGACGTATACTATATGCTGAAGTCTATTAGCAACAAGTCCGCACGCGGTATGCTGTTAAGCGAACTGCATTCTCTTCTCAAGATTTACATGCCCGAGGAGCACGGTAAGTACCCGCAGTCACCGAACACAGTAGTGTTAGGCGACTATTTTAAAACTTGCGCGGAACCCGGACTCCTACCTAACATTCTCTACACTTCCAAGCACACCAACTACTTTCCCGGGCATACTGAACCGGGAGGCAACGCTGTAGTTACTGCACCTGTACTTACCGGCGACAAGTTCGGAGTGCCGGTGTCTTCACCAGCAGCACTGGAAGCATATGCGGAGAAACGCATGCTGAAATTCGCCAACACGAAGAGTCCCAATCCCGAGCAAGCAACCATTCACGACAAACTCATGCGCAACTTCTTTTACTGTATGGAGCAAGAGACAGGCCTACAGCCCGCCTCTATCTCGTTGGTAGGCAAGGATGAGATAGTCGCAGGCCGAGTCAAACCGCTTCAAGTCGCCCGCCATGAAAAGTGGGGACGCAACGGAGAAGAACTCGAGGACGACACTGCACGCGTCAGCATCAAAGCTGAAGTTTGCAAGGTTAGTGATGCCCCCCGGGGTGTTACGAGCCTTGGTTATCCTCTTTCCATCGCTTCTGCCCAATTGGGCAAAGCTCTTTCTGCAATTTGCAAGGGTTGTTCCTGGTATGATCCAGGTAAGACCCCTACAGGTATCGCAGAATCCGTACAAGCGTGCGCTGTCACAGGCGCATTAGCTGCCGATGATGGGTCAGTCTCAGGACTGGTCACATCAGCGGTACGGGCGTCCGATTTTAAACGTATGGACGAGAGCCATAGCGAGTGGACCAACGGCATCGTCCGTGCATTGATTAAACGCTACATCACTCTTGAGGATGTGGAATTAGCACTGGCAATATACGACGCCCTATTTTGCATGGACGTTAAGATTGGCAAGAAGTTTTACGACTCACTCTGGAAGAACAGCAGTGGGTCGGGAATCACCACCCAGTTGAACACGATCGTGGCTGCCGCGCGCGAGTACATAACCACGTGTTATGCTGCTCTCGTTGCGGCCAACCCCGGGAC